TGTGGGACTGTCTGTTGTTAATGGTGGTTGAGGATGCACTAAAGCTAACTTGCCCAGCACCCTTCTGTACGAACGAACAATTAAATCCCGCACCTAATCCGCTTGGCACAGTTACAGTTACTGCTGACCCATTATTAAGGACTACTACTTTTCCGTTATCACTAGCGAGTAGAGTATATGCAGTTCCTGTTTGATCGTTAATGCTTGCATCAAATCCTGAGATTGCAGTTCCGTCAAAGTTACCATCTGTTAAGTCTCCTGCAGATACACTTTGTAAGGCTGAGTCAGCAGTCGCTCCTTGAGCCGCAGTTGCGTAGTCGGTGGAATCAAATGCTTTTACTTGTGCAAGGTTCGTAACCTCAGAGTCCATTAAAGCACCAGCGGCTTGGACATTAGCAGTATCCGTTACATCAGCACTTGCCTCAATACCATCTAGCTTTGTCTTATCTCCATCTACAAACGCACCTTCCGATGGTTGCAGTTGGTAAGAACTCAAATCTTGGTCACCAGTATTTGTACCACTTAGATTGCCTAAGTTAGTTACATCAGCAGCAGTTACAAATTTGTTAGTAGTAGATGCATCATCAATATCATCAGCATCTAGCGTGACTGTTCCTGTTTGTCCCGCTACCGATTGAACAGGTGCAAGTCCCATTAAGTTGGTAGCTGTTACCTTTTTAGTTGTGGGTGTTCCTGAAACATCGTCAACAATTGCCAGAATGTCTGCCCCCGCTGGACTCGCTAACTCATCTAATGCAGTTATCTTTTTATTAGCCATGATATAATTATGTTAAAATTCAAATTCTAAAAAAAATCCATCCTCAGTCTTCATAAACTCACTCGCCTCAGTCAGTAGCACCAAGTTTGGCCCAATAGGTACCGGTCCGACTGCGTTGTCCGCATCGGTGTCCCCTATTAGAAGTCCTAGACAGTTAAAGGGCATTATTCTTTATAGGCCAAACAGGCTCCACTCGCTAAAGTGAAGCTGGTGCATTCGCCGTAAATTACCTGACCCTGTGCGAAGGATGTTCCGTCTGAAATCAGAGCAGATACATTCTCAACCTTACCGGTGTATGCCGAAAGAACAGAGTCCTCGGTGAATTGAATAGATGTGAAATTTCCAGTGTGAGCGGCTGTATCATTTGCGTATAAACTTCCGCCGGCTCCCATAGCATTTCCGATATTTACTGATCCTAGTCCCATAATTATGTTGTAGTTAAAATGTTAACTCCGAAGCTGTAGCTCGGATATGTATTGACCGATATTTTATTCATTCCCTCCAGCCTCTCGACTCGGTCGATTTCTAGGGCTAAAGTTTCTTCTGCCATCTGCTCCTGTTGGACCGCTTTCTCCAATTGGCCATCTGCCTTGTAAAAATCAGCAACAGTTGCGAGTAGTAAGTAACGCTCGAGGAATCTTGGAAGTGATGAAGTCTCTCCAACTCCATCACCGTAGCTTGACGGGGTCACCTGGTTACCCTGAACGAATACAGATGTGTCATTTGCATCCGCTTTTAAAATTAAATAGCCATTGATTAATTGATAATCTAATTTAATAGCCTGACGATCAGCCAATGGGTTTTTATTAAAAACCGCAAAGACATCCATGATGTCCGAATCGTTGTCGATCTGAACCGCTTTGTCGGCCACCAATGGCGTGGTAATTGCCGCCACTGATTTTTCTTTCAGTGTCATCAATTCCGGCCATTGTGCGCGTGTCCATGCTCCCTTTACCCGATCATTTAATGAGTTCTTAAATGCTGTCTCCTCAACCGAAAGTAAAGAGTCCACTCCGATTGCCGAAGTGAATCTATTTTTTAACTCGGTGTAGGTTACAGTCCTCACGATCCAATAACTGTCTCAGGATTTTTTTTTGCGAAATCCCTTGAATACTCAGGGTCTGACATACAGCCAGGCCGTTCCTGTTCATGTCTTAAATATGTAGTAAGATCGACAGATCGAACTGCACGAAGGTTTTTACCTCCACTAACTGATTGACCATATTTCCGTGCGGCCAATGCTCGTTTCTGATACCCAGCTTTTTCACGCTCGGCTTGTGCTTCTGCCTTTTTGGAAAGATAGTGGGCCATCTCCTCGCCGGACATCCCACCACTTCTCTTACCGCCTCTTACTATTATATTAAGACTCATATTTTAAAAAAGAAAAAAGGGGGACCGAGCTAACCAAAAGAAACTCGATCCCCCCACCACACTAATCAAATATAGATGAAACTATATAAACTCAAACGATACTTCCAAGCGCGCGTGGATTGCTGACACGAATTGTAGCCATACACTCTGAGAATGCCCGTTTTCCGGCTCCATTGTCAGGAAGATCCTGAATGGTCATGCCTTCCAAGAATTTAAGTGAAACAGTGTCATCAGTTGGAAGCAAATATCCACGATCTGTGTTAACAGTTCCGAGTGCGGTATCTGTTCCGCTTGCCCCGCCATCATTTCTTCCAAGCCACAAATCAGGCACGATATCCACCTGACCATAATCCGAAATATAGGTCACGACTGACAATTTCAAGATACCATCTTTAACATCCTGATTGAAGTTAAAGTCACTGTTTGCAGTGGTTGATCTTGTATAGTCTGTGATTTTATTAACCAACGCTGGGCCGGCAAAAAGACGAAAAGTACCTTTAGAACCGGAAGCAGTGTAAACAGCCTGGAGAAGTCCACGGAAAGCAGACTCAGTCAAAGAACCGATAGAAACACGGGAACCACTTACTGCACGGAATCCTTGCTTTAAGGATGTGTCGAAAGTGTTACCTGTTGCTGTTGGGTCAGACCAAATACCAAGTCCGCACATTTTAGCACCAGCGGAGCTAGTACCAGCAGACTGATCGTTTCCTGATCCAATTGCAGTTTCCAAACTGTTTTTAAGTTGGATAAGACTCTTAGCCTGAGAGGCCGCAAAGAGAGATCCGCCAGGAGCGACATCTACCATCTCGGCTTGTCTTGATACGGCAAAAATATCCCTAAATGTGGCCACCCGGTTAGACAAACGAGCGCGTGTGTCAATTAAGTTAGCGGCATCTGAAATAGTTAAGTCAGCACCATCGATGTTTCCACCTGATCCTACTGGATCGGCAAGTGAGTCAACCAACCACTCATTAAGAGTTGCTTTTGGAGCGGCGGATTGTGGGATTGTTGAGTAGATTGGAGTCTCCTGTGGTGAAACAGTTTTCATCACATTCTCGAGATTTTCTCTAGCACCTTTAGTGCTTACTACATTGTAGCTTGTTGCAATAGCCATTTTTTTAATTCCTTATTTTGAAGTTTTATAAATTTTATTCCGCTAGAAATGCGGCTAGATCATTTTCCGAGAGTCGTCCTCGCTCCAAAATCTTTTGTTTATTTGCAGTCTTTCGAGTGGCTGAAGTTTGAATCGGTGGGCTTGAATCACCCATCGTTGGGGGAGGTGCTTTGGCTACCTTCTTGGCTTTCGGCTTGGCCGTCTTGGCCGCCTGATCAGCTTTAATCGCTTCCACCCCTCTTACGAGTGTGGCCGCTATAAAGTCACCATTCGGTAGGGAGTTCAGAACATTTGAATACTGACTCTTTAACTGGTTAAAAACGCCACGGCGTTCTTCAGCTTGGTCGGTATCGACTGTTTCTGAAATCCACGGATGAGCATTAATCGTATCCTGTTGCCATTGTGCGGCTGACTGAAGATATTGAGCCCTTTCGGGGATCTTCTCGGTCAGGTATTCGTCTGCCTGTGTAAGAATGTTCCGGATATCATCATCCGAGTACTCTCTCCCATCGACTTCCACAAAATCCTTGCCAATGTGATGCAGTGCGAATTTCTTGGCGGCAAGTGCTTCCTTTCGTAAAGTTTCCAACGATTGAAAATCTTGGACTTCTTCCAAAGCGGGCTGACTGGGTTCCGATTGCTTCTGCGGATTGGATTTTAAGGCTTCAATCTGAGCTTGTAATGCTTCGGCTGTTTCTTCGGCGGTCTTTGCTCGAGCAGTCAGTTTATTGACTTGTTTGAGCAGTTTGCCAACAGCTTTGGGCGGTTCAGCTTCGTCCTCTGTTTCCTCTTCCTCTTCAGCTATCTCCTCCGTTTCCTCCTCCTCTGATTCCTCAGACTCGGTTGACTGTAAAAGAACATCTCTATCCTGGTCGGTATCTGCATCTGCGGTTGTGGTCTCGGGACCAGGTTCCACTTCAGATTCCTGTTTCGCTTCACTCTCCTCTACTTTGTCGACAAACGATGCTGTCAACTCCTCAAGGGTTGTAATGCTTTGCGTTGGTTGTATTTCTGCTTCCGTTGTCGTACCCGAAGCCTCGGTTAATTCTGTATCTGCCATGTTTCTGCGTTTAAAGTTCGCACTCTTGCGTTAATCTGCACATCGTATGATGCACCGATTAATATTTTACATGGGGGTCGGGAATAATTTTCAGGAAGTTTTAAATATTTCCCAATTTTCTTTAAACTTCTCGTGTTTAGCTTTTGAGTCCTTTACATGGGGATAGACGGCGATTGTTACAGCCCCATCTATGGCCATGCACGGAATCAAATACCAAATCCGAATGTCATCGCAGTAGACTGCCACCACATCGACCTTTGTGCAGTCAAGGGGCTTCTTTACCGCACGGCCAGTGGTACACGAAAACTTGTACCGCCGAATAGCTCGAGTCTTATCGCTTAGTTTAGCTTTTTCAGTCCCCTTTACTTGAACATTAAACTTTTTACCGGCTGCATTTACCACAATGCAGTCTTGTGGTAAGTGGTCCCCGAGCGGGGTGAATACTTCCAGTCCGTGCCTTAAAGCCTGAGTGAAAAATTCCTGTTCGTAGATATACCCAAGTCGCTTAGTCATCGAGTGGGATGTCGGATTCAAAATCTACAACATCCTCATCCAGCCATTCCTCGACATCGGCTACTGCGATTTTAGCGATTTCCATATCTTCAATATCGCTTTCATCGATCCAACGCTTTAACAGGGCGCGATGTTCGTTTTTAAACTGCTGATGGGGTGTCAGGCTCGGCATTTTCTAAACTTTCTATTATGCGAGTAAGTCCAGCTATCTCGCCACTTAGACGGGCGAGTTTTTGCGGGTTATCGACATGGGTATAATCCTGAAAATCGACCAGGCACATATCCCTTTGTTCTTCGATAAATTCTTTTACGACTAACCATTCAGTCTGTTCACCTAATCCGGCGATTGCATCTGCTAATGTCATTTTTTCTTTTTCTTTCTTACGATGGTTTTTACATTTGTAGGTTTACCGCCAACTCCCTGAGCCTTGGATCTCTTTCGGCGAATCGCTGATGCTTTTTGTGCTTTGGTCATTGTAGCCGCCTTGGCTTTGGGTACGCATTTGGGGTAACCTTTTCTCTTAGTACTCGCTTTCTTTCGGCCACAGCTTGGATGTCCACCGCCCTTTTTCTTCCGGCCAATGTCCACCCATTCCTCATTAAACCAATCCTTTAGACTCATTTATATTTACCGCCTCTTTTCTTGTAAGTCTTAACTAACCAGGCATTCGCATAGGCTGATGGGTATACATCAAACTTCCTTTTAGCTTCCGACTTTACCCGAGAGTAAAGAGTAGAATTTGTCGGTGTGGGTCTTTTCTTTTTTGCTACCATTTTTTACAACTCCAGTATCCGGCAGTAAGTTTTGATTTCTTTTGATCGCACTTATGCCTAGCTCGAAAAGATTTACGAGCATCAGGATTAGATTTACGGATTTTCATGTTTGCATCCCCGTAACGAATTGTCCTTGTCTTGCCATTTTCCGATGCAAGTACGACAAATTTCTTTTTCCCATATCCTGGCTCACCCTTTCGGATTCTTCTAGGGGAATTTACCTTGGTAGGCTTACTCACTTTTTCTTCTTGAGCATTTTTTTCTTTCTACCCATTGCTTTAGCTTTTTTAGAAGGTCTTCCAACCTTCGATCCGTATGTTCCTTTTCCGTATGGCATAATATTTCCTTTTGTTTAAGCGGCCACTGATGTACCTGGTACATTGCCAGGAGCAGTACCTAGCTGGCCAATTATTGCGTTCTTTTGTTGCATTTGCATCATCTCGAGTTGACCCGCATATGTCTGAAGTCTCTTTGCGAAGTTTTCATCCTCTTGCATCCTCTGCTGTACATCGGTCGCCGGTACTTCGGGTGTCCCTCTGAGGTACTCCTGTAACTTCTGTAAGCGGAGTTGAGAATTTACTCCCTGTTGAGGAACATTTACTACCTGACCCGATGCGATTTTAGCAATGTCGGCAGAAGTTTCCTGAATCTCTTTGTCGGTTGCCTCTTCAACTGGGGCGATCAGTTGGCCGGCAAGATTAGGATCGATAGCCTCAAGTACTTTGCGGAGATATACATCATATCTGCCAACCCCTTGGCGATCATACTGAGCCATTAATTTACCCACTGTATCCAATTTCTGAAGAACCTTCTCCTCGTCCTGGTTCATCGAGTTCCAAGTGATATTGAAATCGTAAACCTCGGCAGTTTCATCGAGCATGAGCATTGCACCCTGTTCGTTATTTGTGACTCTGAACCAAATTTGCGGACCGCCGTAAGTCCGATCCAAGCACCATACCCGATTTAAAATCTGTTTGAATCCATTTAACCACTGATTAACCAAGTGCTGGCGAATGCTGTTTGCTTCAACTGCGTCCTCGTTAGATGTTGCTCGACCAGTGATCTTGTTGGCGAGTTGTCTTAACTGCATCTCCACCT